AAGTCTAGCGATGAAGAAAAGTCTGCATTGCTAGCGCAGTTAGCGGGCAAGCAAGAGCAAATACTACAAACTATGGGAATGAATAACCCATTGGTTAGCTTGCAACAATATTCCAATACATTAACTAAAATTATTGAGATGGCTGGATTTAAAGACGCGCAATCTTTTATTAATACGCAAGTACCGCCTATGCCACCACAACCAGAACAGCAAAAACCAGATGCAGCAGAGATGTTAGCGCAAGCTGAAATGCAAAAAGCGCAAGTGCAAGCACAGAAAGCAATGATTGATTCTGAAACAGATCGCATGAAGATTATCATGGATGACGATAGAGATAGAGATAAAGCAGAAGCTAACATTAGACTAAAAGCTGCTGAACTTAATGCTAAATATGGTGCGCAAATTAATGTGGCAGAAATAAATGCGTTAATGGAACGTGATAGAGAAACGCTTAGACAGATCGCTAAAACACAATCACAAGGATTATTTACAGGTGGAAATCCAAACAACTAAGTATTATGACATTGAATTTTTAGAAGGTGATGAAATATTTACAGGAACAGATATCCCAGCTAATTCGGAAGAAGAAGCAATAAATAAAATGATGTTTATGTTTATGGGAAAAATAGATCAAAACTCAGAACTAATACATATTGAAGAAAGTAGGATACATTAATTATGGCAATAACTTATCGAGGCGAAAGATTTAGTGGGTACAACAAACCCAAAAGAACACCAGGTAAAAATAAAAAGTTTGCAGTATTGGCAAAAAAGGGTGAAACAGTAAGATTAGTTCGATTTGGTGATCCCAATATGACGATCAAGAAAAATCAACCAAAAAGACGTAAATCATTTAGAGCAAGACATAAATGTGATACAGCTAAAGATAAACTAACCGCAAGATACTGGTCTTGCAAAAACTGGTAAGGAGATAACATGGCTAGTAAACCAACTAATCCAACTTTATATTCAAGAGTAAAGTCATTGGCAAAGAAAAAATTTAAAGTATATCCAAGTGCTTATGCAAATGCTTGGCTTGTAAGAGAGTACAAAAAAAGAGGCGGTAAATACAAAAATGTCTAAAAGCACAGATGGATTAGCTAAGTGGTTCGATGAAAAATGGGTTGATTTAGGTCGAAAGAAAAAAGGTGGCGGTTATGAATCTTGCGGTAGAAAGAAAGCATCTACTAACAGAAAAGGCTACCCAAAATGTGTGCCAGCCTCTAAAGCTGCAAGAATGACAGAAGCACAAAAGAAAAGTGCTGTTAGAAGAAAAAGAGCAAAAGCTCAAGGTGTTGGTGGTAGACCAACTAATGTTAAAACTATGACCAAAAGAGGAAACAAAAGAAATGCGTAAAAAAAAGAAAAAATCATCTAAGACTAAAAAGAAAACTTACGGATACTAAACAATGAAAACTAAAAAATCAGCTAAAATGATTAAAGGGGTTAATGTTGCTTCTTTAAATAAACGACAACAAAATGCTATGAAAGAACACGCAGAACACCACACAATAAAACATTTAAAAGTAATGGTTGGTGCTATGAACAAAGGTGCTACTTTTGGCGAGTCACATAAACTAGCAACAAAAAAAGTTGGTGCATAATGAAATTTAAATTTGTTAAAAACTTAATAGGTGCTGTTGCACCTACAATAGGCACTGCTCTTGGTGGGCCTATGGGTAACATGGCAGCCAATATGGTAGCTGATGCACTTGGTTGTGAGCCAACGCCAAAGAAGATAGAGCAAGCAGTACAACAAGCAACGCCAGAGCAACTCGCAGAACTTAAAAAGATAGATACTGATTTTGAAATTAAGATGAAAGAGTTAGATGTTGATTTATATGCTTTGGAAACAAAAGACATACAAGATGCGAGAGGTAAGTTTTCTAAAGATTGGACAACTCGAATTATGGGTATTGCTACTTTGGGTGGATTTATGGGTTATATATTTTTAGTAACACTACAACCACCAGAGCAGAACAGCGAGGCACTCATTAACTTAGTTCTCGGCTACCTTGGCGGTTTAGCAAGTGCTGTAATTAGTTTTTATTTTGGTGCATCTAATGGTGGTAGCAAGGACTAATGGAAACTTCTCAGAACGGAATAGATTTAATTAAGCATTTTGAAGGTTGTCGATTAGAGCCTTACTTATGTAGTGCCAATGTTTTAACGATTGGTTATGGTCACACAAAAGATGTGGTAGAAAATATGCACATAACCGAAGAAACAGCTGAAGCATTACTGCAACAAGATTTAAAAGAGTTTGAAGATAATGTTGATAAATTAGTTACAGTTGATTTAAACCAAAATCAATTCGATGCTTTGGTATCATGGACATTCAATTTAGGTGCGGGCAACTTAAAGTCAAGCACTATGTTAAAAGTTCTTAATGAAGAAAAATACAATGAAGTGCCAGAGCAAATGCAAAGATGGAATAAAAGTGCTGGGGTTGTCAATAAAGGTTTGGTTAAAAGACGAGGTGCGGAAGCATTACTTTTCGCAAGCAAGGCATGGACATAAATCCTTTTTTTCTTTGGAATGTTATTTTAACATTAATATACGCTCCATTAATTTATGGTATAAGAAATAACGCAACAGAAATGAAAAGAATAGATATATTGCTTAATAAAACAAGAGAAGAACTGCCAACTCGGTATGTGACTAAAATTGATTTGTTAGAAGATATGGAAAGATTGTTTAAAAGATTGGATAATTTAGAATCAAAAATAGATAGATTAATCTCAAGGTAGAAGGAATAGATATGGCACAGAGAATTATAGACCCTTTATTCAGTTCGGGTTTAAGGTATGCGCAATCAATAGCGGGTGGAGAAAATGTAGCTGACATGATTGCGCCAGGTGTAGGATACTCAGAGGAGTTTCCAGAAGGTTTTGTAATGCGAGATGGAGTACCAGTTTCCGTAAGGGAAGAAGCCCCAATGCCCGCACCACCACCACCACCCCCACCCGCATTAATGCAAGAGCCAGTAAGGACTGCTCCATTTAATCCTAACAACCCATACAATCTTCCTATTGATCCTGAGAGTTTATTTATCAACACATTTCCTACTGGATATTCTAGGGAAGGAAAAGAAATGCTAGATACAGGAATACCAATGGATGACATGATGAATGTCATTCAACCAAGAGAAGCACCCACACCTGTAATGCAACCACCAATGCCACCGATTGACATGGGCATGGTAGATACTTCTGGTTTATCAAGGGAAGAAATAGAATCAGGCGCATTTGATGCTTTGATGTTTCCTAGTATTCCAGAGCCACAACCAATTAAATATCCGTCAGTAGGTTATACACCTTTTGATTTTACTAACATACAAGCAGCACTAGATAGTGTTGTTCCAGTAAGAGGTCGTGGAACAGGAACTAGAGGTGGTGGAAGAATAAGGAGATAGCATGGCTACTAGAGAGGAAGTATTAGAATCAAACGAAGCAGAATTAATTTTAAAAAGCGATGTATTTAAAAAGTCTATCGAGAATTTAAAAGAAGAATATGTTGCATTATGGATGAATACCAAAGGTGAAGATAATGTTGCCTTTAGAGAAACCTTGCATAATGCGATTAATATTTTACCAGAAGTGGAGAGGCATCTACGCATTTTGGTAGAACGTGGGAAGATAACGAGTGCGCAAATCAAAAAATTGCACAATTATATATAACTAGGTAAAATTTTAAAAAATTAAGGAGTAAACATGAGCAACAACGCCAAGCCGATTGCTTTACAATCAGAGTTAGATAAAACTGTAAGTTCTTTTGAAAATCTTTTGACTCCAATTGAGGAAGCACCAGAGGAAGTTCAAGCAGAACAAGCAGAAACATCTCCAGAAGATGTCGTTGAAACAGAAATGGAAGCGGAAGCAGAAGTTGAGGCAGAAGCAGAAGTTGAAGTCGAAGATGATTTCGAGGAAGGAGAAGAAGAAGTAGAACAGTCTTTAGAAGAACAAACAGAAGTAGAGGAAGAACTACAACCTACTGCCTACACCGTAAAGATTGATGGTGTTGAGCAAGAGGTCACGTTAGATGAACTCCGAAACGGATATTCTCGTCAGCAAGACTATACTCGCAAAACTCAAGAACTGGCACAACAACGTAAAAGTTTTGAAGATCAGCAATCAGAGTTAGCGAAAAAAGATGCTATTTACGCTCAGTTGTTGCCTCAGTTAGAGGCAAGTTTAAATGGTGAATTGGATAACGAACCAGATTGGTCAGCACTATACGAATCTGATCCTATTGGATATGTTCGTGAAAAAGACGTTTGGGAAGAAAAACGTAAAAAGTTAGATGCTGCTAAAGCTGAAAACAAAAGATTGCAAGAAGAAGCAATGCAAAAACAGCAAAAGCAAATTCAAGATTTTGTCGATTATGGACAAAAGCAACTTAAAGAAAGGATTCCCGAATGGTCTGATGCAGAGAAATCCCAAAAGGATAAACTTGCAATCACAAACTATGCAGTTAACGAACTTGGGTTTACTCAAGATGAAGTTAATCAGGTGATAGATTATAGAGTGCTACTTGGCTTACGAGATGGGATGCTATACCGCAAACAAGTGGCAGCAACCAAGAAGAAGCCAACCCAAAAAGCAGCCTCAAGAGTTGCAAGACCTGGAACAGCCAATAAACCTAAAACAACAACGCCAGTGAAAAAAGCAAAAATGAGATTAGCTAAATCTGGCAAAGTGCAAGATGCAGCTAAAGTTTTTGAACAATTAATTTAAAGGTATAAAAAAATGGCTAAAGTAACAAACGCCTTTGACACATATACTGCGACTGCTGACAGAGAATCATTGTCTGATACTATCTACAATATCTCTCCAATGAGTACGCCTTTTATGAGTTCCATAGGCAAAACAAATGTAAAAAACGTCCAATTTGATTGGCAAACAGAAGCCCTACCTACTGCATCTGGTACAGGTCAGTTGGAAGGTTTCGAGCTATCAAGAGCAGCTTCTACTGCTACAGTTAGAGAAAGTAACGTATGTCAAATCTCAAGCAGAGATGCAACTGTAACTGGTACGCAAAATGCTTCCGATGCTGCGGGTAAGCGCACAGAAATGGCGCATCAACTAGCTATTATGGCTAAAAGTTTGAAGCGTGATATGGAAACGGCCTTATGCTCTAAAGTAGCAAAAAATGCTGGTAACGCGACTACTGCTCGTCAAACTGGTGGTTTTGAAACTTGGACAGAAACTAACGTATCGCGTGGTACTAACGGAGCTGGTGCTGGAAACGGTGCTGCACCTACTGATGGTACACAACGTGCGTTTACTGAAACTATCCTAAAAGCAGTACAACAACTTTGCTTTGCAAACGGTGGTGAGCCTTCAATGTTGATTTGTGGCCCACACGTTAAAAGTGTTGTTTCTGGGTTTACTGGTCGTTCATCTGCAAGACAAATGATTGATGCTAATACTGTAGAAGCATCAGTTGCTATCTATGCTGGTGACTTTGGTGAATTGCAAGTAGTTCCTTCTAACTTTAGTAGATCAAGATCAGCGTTATTTGTTGACCCTGATTTCGCTAAAGTTTCTTTCTTGAGAGATTTTGAAACTATTGACATCTCCACTATTGGTGATGCAATGACAAAAATGATTGTTGTTGAATATGGTTTAGAAGTGTCAAATGAGAAAGCACACGGAATCGCTGCTGACTTATCAACATCGTAAGTTAAATGGAGGGGGCAGAAATGCCCCTCATCCTTATTGGAATAATCATGGCAAGAAGAACATTAATAGACTCTAAATCAGGATTTATGAGTGAGTTTGCTACAGAAGATGAAAAGAACATTTATCACAGTTCTCAAAATGTTCAGCCTATTTTGGATAATGTAAAGAATTTATCTTACGGTACGCAAGGTAAAGAATTAAAGCACGTTGCAGAAGTACCTATGGTAATATATCAAAAGGCAATAAGAGAAGGTTGGGCTAATGACAGGAAGCAATGGAAGAAATGGCTCAACGATCCAGATAATAAATTATTTAGAATATGGCAAGGTAGAGTATGAATTATGAAGAATTAAAAACTCAAATAGCGGGTTATTTGAATAGAAGTGATTTAACATCACAAATTGATATATTTATTGACACTACCGAAGCAGAATTAAACAGAAAGGTTAGAGATAAAGATATGATTAAAAGAGCAACTGCCACAGCAGATGCTCAATATTTAACTCTACCTGACGATTGGTTGGAAGTAATTAATGTAGAAATTACATCAAATGATTTTTCTCCATTAATGCAACAATCAATAGAATCATTAGATGTATTTAGAAGGGCAAATGACAATACTTCTGGACAGCCAAAGTATTTCGCTATTGTAGATGGCACATTAGAACTTGCCCCTACCCCTGACACATCATATACATTACAATTAACTTATTATGGTAAAATCACCGCGTTAAGCGACTCGAACACCAGTAATTTTGTTTTAACAAATCACCCAGATGTTTATTTATACGGTGCGTTAAAACAAGCCTCTATTTATCTTATGGAAGATGATAGAGTTCAGATGTTTACTGCGCAATTTGAATTAGCTTTAGAAGAAATGCGTATGCAACAAGAAAGAGCTGCGTTTGGAAAAGGTTCTTTGATACCAAGAAAAAGAACTTATGGTCAACGCAAGAAAACAACATATTTTATGAGAAATTAGGAGTAAATAGAGAATGGCTGGATTTACAGATTATTTAGAAGATAAAGTATTAGATCATGTATTTGGTGGTAGTGCTTACACAGCACCAGGAACTTTATACGTTGGTTTATTTACAGCAGCACCTTCTGATACTGGTGGTGGTACTGAATGCTCTGGTGGTTCATACGCAAGAAAAAGTATGGCTGCTATGACTGTATCAGGTACTTCACCAACCACAGCAACCAATGGATCAGCAGTCGAGTTTGCTACGGCTACTGGCACTTGGGGAACAGTAACCCATGTAGGTATTTTTGATGCCTCGTCAAGCGGTAACTTAATGGCTTGGGCAGCATTATCTGCTTCCAAAGCAGTAGCAAGTGGTGATGTATTTAGATTCGATGCTGGTGACTTAGACGTTACATTGGCGTAATACATGGCCTCAGTAGGCTATGGTTACGGTGGTTATGGGAAGTCTTTCTATGGGCAACCTGTATTTGAACTTGGCGAAGCGACTCTAGCGCAAACGTCAGCGTTGACTGCATCTGCGTCTATGACGTTTGCAGTATCCGCAACATCAGCACAAACATCAGGTGTAACAGCAAGTGGGCGTTTAGTTAAACTAGCCACAAGCACGATTGCACAAACATCCGCTGTAACCGCAACAGCCGAAGTAGTAAAACTGGGTTCTGCTACTATGGCACAGACCTCTGGGTTTGCTGCTACTGGCAGACAAATAGATCGTGGTGAAGCTACGATTGCTCAAACTTCTGGATTATCAGCTACCGCAGAAGTAGTTAAACTTGGTACAGCAACCATAGCACAAACATCTGCGGTGAGTGCAACAGCAGTTATTGTTCTGAGTGCATCAGCAACTAGCGCACAAACTAGCGCAGTAAGTGCATCAGGAACATTAGTTAAATTAGGTGTAGCAACCTCGGCAGAAACATCAGGATTTAGTGCTACCGCAGAATTGGTAGTATCGGGTGAGGCTACTATAACGCAGACAAGTGGAGTTACTGCGCTTGGTAGTATAAAATATTCTGGTGTAGCGACTATCGCACAAACATCTAGTCTTTCCGTCATTGGTGGCTTAAAATGGGAAGATGATACTGTAACGACAACCACATATACGGATCAAACAGTAACAAAAACAACTTGGACAGACCAAACTGATCCGTCAACGTCTTGGTCAGAAGCAGCTTAACATAGGATAGGAAACATGGCAGATACAACAACTACGAATTTAAGTTTAACAAAACCCGAAGTAGGGGCGAGTACAGATACTTGGGGTACAAAAATAAATACTGATTTAGATACTGTTGATGCAATATTTAGTGCATCAGGTACAGCAGTTAGTATGGGAGCAGTTACATTTGGTGGTGCTGTAGCAATACAAGGCACAACCCCAACACTTACAATAGGAGATGCTGGTGCAGAAGATGTTAAAATCGTTTTTGACGGCAACGCTCAAGACTTTTATATTGGTCTTGATGATTCTGCCGATGATCTGGTAATAGGTAAAGGTTCAGCAGTAGGAACTACACCAGCTATTGTTATTGATGAAAATTTAAAGGTAGGTATTGGCAATGCTAGTCCAACTGAAATTCTAACTCTAGGAACTACATCAGATGCTAATACTCGTATATCAATGCAATCAGCAGATGATGGTGCAGGAACAATACAGTTTGCAGATGGCACAAGTGGTGCGGCGTCTTATGCGGGTTATATAAACTACACACATTCAGACAATGCTTTAGCTTTTGCAACTGCAAGTACTGAAAGGATGCGTATTGATTCTGATGGTGTAGGCATAGGGACAAATCCAGCACATCCGCTTCATATAGCAGAATCAGCAGATGGAACTAAAATCAGATTAAACAGAGCTGGAGTCTCGGAATGGGATTTCTCTATAGGAAATTCATCCACATTGAGTGGTGTAGGCTCTGGTGCTTTAGAGATTCTTGCTCAAAATTCAGGAACTGCACAAGAATTAGCAATAGGTAGCTCTGGTACGGGTGCCGCTTTATTTCACTTAACGAATTCTGTGACGAATATATTAACTTCTGGTGGATTAATTGTTAAGGCTGGCAGTAACAATAGTAACTATTCCGTTCAATTTCAAGATTCCAGTGGAAATTCATTATTAAGAATAGCGGGAGATGGTGCAGTAATTTCCCCTACAGTACAAGCTCAAACTACCTCTGAGTCTGCAAACATGGTTGTTCGTAGTAGTGGAAATTTTGAAAGGTCAACTTCTTCAAGAAGATACAAAAACACAATTACAGATGCAAATAAAGGATTGGCAGAGCTTAAAAAATTAAGACCAGTCAACTATAAAGGCAACCGTGAAGGAGATACTATTTTCTATGGCTTGATTGCAGAAGAAGTACATGACTCAGGATTAACGGAATTTGTTCAATATATTAAAGATGAAGATGGCAAAGAAACACCAGATGCTTTGAGATATCCACACATGGTCGCTTTATGCGTAAAAGCAATCCAAGAACAACAAACAATTATTGATGATTTAAAAACAAGAATAAAAACACTAGAGGACGCATAGAATGGCAATAGCATACACTTGGGATGTTTCAACTGTCGATACATACCCAACAAAAGATAGTAAGGCAGACGTAATTTATAACGTACATTGGAGACTAACAGGTACTGATGATACTAACAAAGACTCAGAAGGAGCTTACCAAACTGCTACAAGTTATGGAACGCAAGGTTTAGATACTTCTGATCTATCGAGCTTTAAAGCCTTTGCAAGCGTTGCAAAAGCTGACGTACAAGGTTGGGTAGAAACAGCGTTAGGTTCTGATAAAGTTACAGAAATGAAAGCAAGTTTAGATGCTCAGATAGCTGCAAAAGTAACACCTACCTCAGTACAGAAAACAATTTCGTAAGGAGATCACATGGATTTCATAATTTTAATATTAGTAATAGTAGCTTTTGGTTTAGTTGGGTTAAGGTTTTTTAACGAGCCAAAATTTAATCAATTAAAAGATTTTCTTAAAAATAGATATAAGAGGTGATGAATGGCTTTACTGCCAATTACACCAGTTCCAGGTATTGTTACAAACGGCACACCTTACTCAAAGAAGGGTCGTTGGACTGATGGCGATTTAGTACGTTTCCAAAACGGAAACTTAAAACCTATTGGTGGCTGGGAAAAATTAAAACCAGCAGCACTAACAGGCACACCCACCGCAATGTACGCATACAGCGATAACTTTGGAAATTCTATATTAGCTGTTGGCACTCGACAAAAAGTTTATGTATTAACTCGTAATATTTGGTACGACATAACACCCACTGGATTTGTAACGGATGCCTCAAACGATCCATTAGGCTATGGTGCATATCAATATGGACAAGAAGATTACGGAGATGCCAGATCACAGTCTGGATTATTGTTTGATACAACTTCATTCTCATTCGATAACTGGGGTGAGTTTTTAATATTTTGCTCTGCATCTGATGGCAAGATATATCAATGGAGGCCGCATGGCGGTGGCACAAATACGCCTGATTCTGCTGGAACAGCAATAACTAATGCACCTACTGGCAACCTAGCTGTTGTTGTAACAAACGAAAGACATATTTTAGCGATTGGTGCGGGTGGCGATCCAAGAAAGGTATCGTGGTGTTCCAGAGAAGAAGAAACTAACTGGACAGCTAAAGCAACCAATACTGCGGGTGACTTGCAAGTGCCGACAGGTGGTAGATTAATTGGTGCTAAAAAGTTTCAAACAGATGTTATTTTATTTACTGATACTGGTATTGCTAGGTTGTTTTATAATGGCAATCCATTTGTATATGGTGTTGCAGATGCGGGTACTAACTGTAAAGCAATATCAACTCGATCTATAACAAGCTCTGGTAACGCATTATCTTGGGTGGGAGAGAACGCGATATTCGTTTACGATGGAAGGGTGAGAGAAGTGCCATGCGAGGTACACGATTATATCTTTAGCGATCTAAATTACAGTTATCGTAAAACCATAGCTGGTGGTCATAATTCTAACTACAATGAATTTATTTGGTTTTTCCCATCTACTGACAGTCAAAAACCCGATAAATATATTATTTGGAATTACATGGATAATGTGTGGGCGGTAGGTGCTATGGACAGAGGTTGTTGGGTGGATCAAGGTGTATTTGATTATCCGATTGCGTGCGATAATAGTGGTTTTGTATATCAACACGAAAGCACCACATTAAATAACTCACCCAACTTAGGAACATCTGTACCTTTTTGTCAGTCAGGGCCGATAGAAATATCTAACGGTGATCGTTATGTGCAATGCAATCAAATCATACCCGATTCAGAAGCCAGTACATTACCTGGTGTGACATTAAGTTTTACTGGTAAGTTTACACCGTTAGGCCCAGAAACAGATTTTGGTTCATTTACATTTGATTCGAGTGATGGTTACACAGATGCCAGATTCAGTGCTAGGCAAGTGCAAATGAAAGTAACAGGCGATACTACACAAGATTTTGAATTAGGTAATGTTCGCTTGGATGTAGTAACTAGAGGCAGAAGATAATGGATGTATCCTCTCAAAAGCAATATATACAAAGAGCGATTAATGTTAAATATTCTTTTTCTGCAACTACACAGCAAACAATATACACAGCACCTAGCGGTGGTGATTTTGACTTCTCTATTATTCAAGGTTTTTTAGCTTGCGATCACGGCAACCAACAAACCAATTTAGATGTATCTGTAACAGATACCAGTTCTAATGAGTTTTTTATATATAAAGAAAAAAACATAACTGCTCATGCTACTGTAGAACTACAAACCAATGCTGGCATTATTTTACAACAAGGCGAGATTTTGAAGGCACAAGTTAATCATGCCAACATAGATTTATATTTAAGTATTATAGAATATGCAAAAGGCGACTAATAAAGTTATTGATTTATACCCACAGCAAGAACTTGAGCCGTGGGAAATAGAATGGAAAAGATGTAAGCCGTTACTTGTAAAGGCAATGAAGTATCAAGATACCTATACAATTAACGACATAGAGGATAAAATAAGAAACGGAATAGCCTTTTTATGGCCCGCCAAGGAATCCGTCATAGTTACTGAATGTGTTGCATTTAGCCAAAAAAATATCATGCACATCTTATGTGCAAGTGGCAAATACGAAGAAATAGAAGCAATATATAAATGTATAGAACAACACGCAAAAGAAATAGGCATAAATAAAATTACATTAATAGGCAGAAAAGGTTGGTTTAGAAAAATAAAACACTTAGGTTTTAAGCCAGAATACCTAGTTAGCAAAGATTTATAAGAGGAATAAAACATGGCAGCAGCATTACCAATATTAACAACCGCTGGAAAAGTAGCTGGAGCAGCTGGTGCTGTTAAAGGTTTATTCGATGGTGGAAGCAGTAGCACAGGTCAAACCCAAGCATCAATGATGGTTGACCCACAAACCCAAGCAATACAAAGAGATTTATACGAGAAAGCGCAAGCTGCATCACAACAACCTTTCGTACCCTACACAGGGCCTATGGTTGCTGGTTTCTCACCAGATCAGTTACGAGCATTTGGTGCTACCAGAGGTATGTTTGAAAGAACTCAAGCACTTGATCCAATGGGTCAGTTAAGCTCTTTAGCTGGGCAACAAGCACCGTCTTTATTGGGTGCAGACATCAGTGCATATCAAAGTCCATTTACTTCTCAAGTTATAGATCAATCTATGCAAGATATTCAACGTCAAGCGGATATTGCTAGAGGTGGTGCGCAAGCTAGGGCAATTGGTGCGGGTGCATTTGGTGGTTCTCGATCTGCTTTATTGGAATCTGAGTCACAAAGACCTTTTGCAGAAGCTATGGCAAGAACATCTGCGGGCTTGCGTGAGGCGGGCTTTGGTAGGGCGCAGAGGGCAGCAGAGTCAGATATTGAAAGACAAATGAGAAACAGAATGTTTCAAGCAGACTTACAAAGAGGCTTGCTTGGTGAACAGTATCGTGGTTTAGGTTTGCTAGGTGGTATTGGTGGTCAACAGCAAGCATTGCAACAGCAAGCGATAGCTGCTGCTAGAGGTGAGTTCCAGAGAGCATTAGATTATCCACAGCGACAACTTGGATTACTGGCAACTGGTGTGAGTGGAGTTACACCAAGTAGAACACAAACAGAAAGATACAGTCCTGGTATATTTGATCGACTGTCTGCTGGTATTGGTTTATATGAGCAAGCACAACCATTTTTAGGTGGTTTGTTTGGATCAACCCCTACTTATTCTGGGTCATCTGATCCAGAGCGTTATATTTCAGATTTAGGATTTAGTTAAATGGCAATACAAGATTTATTAAGAACTTTAGGTCAAAGAGCAAGCACTGGTTTGGAAAGAATGGCAACTGATGAAAGGTCTGGATTAGAAAATCTAGGCAGAGCTTTTGAGATTGCTGGAGCAAGACTATCTGGTGATCCAAGAAGGATGGCTTTTATTTCTCAGCAACAAGAAAACGAAAGAAAAAGAAAAGAAATTGAGTTAGAAAAAGCAAAAATTGAACAAAGAAAATCAGATGCTCAAAAAAAATTAGATATGTTATTAGAAGAAGGCGCAATGACAAAAGAAATGTATGAGTTAGCTTCTCTTAATCCAGAAAGATATGCGGGTGTTAGGTTGCAAGCAATGGAGCAACAGAGATTGCAAGACATTAAAACTGAAGAAATTAAAGATCAAAAAAATAACTTGATAGATCAATTAGTTGAAGATGGGATGCCAGAAGGAAAAGCAAGGGCTGCGGTAGAAGGCATATCACCTAATTATTTTGCTGATGATACTGTTACTCCTTTAAGCCCTAGTCAACAAATTAATAGTATAAAATTAGTTATATTGCAAAAGATACAACAAGGAATAAAACCAGAAGATTTGCCAGAAGGTGAAAAAACTATTTACGATGAATTTATGAAAAATAAAACCGCTGAAAGTATTTTTGAATCTTTAGGTATAGACATTACTGGTGGTAAATCCAATACCTTAGAAATTAACAAGATTGAATAATGATATGTCTGTTTACCAAATCACCGATCCTAATACTGGTAAAACTTTAAAGGTAACAAGCAACAGACAGCCTACTCAACAAGAGGCAAGAGATATATTTTCTGGTCAGCTTGGTAGTGCAACTATGCAACCAGAAAAACTTACGGAAGAAAACATAGTAAAAAATCCAGAATGGATTAATGCCTCAAAATCAATATATAAATTAAACGAAGGCGCAGATGCCCCTGACCTCGACTCTGATAAACAGTACGCAAATTATGGTTTACGTTATATGGGTTTATTTAACTATAACCTTCCAAAGATGGGTTTAGAAGCCACGCAACTAACTAAAGCTACAGATCAGCAAAAAAAAGATTTTGTTACATTGATGGATATGTATGATGAGAAAGAAGCTAGTTTTGCTGGTTTTGGTAGATTTGCAAAAGGTGTACTAACTGACCCAACTACTTATGTTGGTATCGGAACATTTGGTGCAGCAACTGCTGGTGCGCAAGCATTAAAACAAGGAATAAAAGAGGGTGTAAAACAAGCAACTAAAGCGGGTGTAAAACAGGGTGCAAAAGTTGGAGCAATAGAAGGTTCTGTTTATGCAACCGCAGACAATGCACTTAGACAATCGGCTAGAATACAAGCTGGTCAACAAGAAGGTTTTGATTTAAAACAATCTGGAAAGGCAGCTTTAATTGGTGCGGGGGCTGGGTCAGTTTTAGGTGGAACTGTTGGTGGTATTGGTAGCAGAAACTCAGCAATAAAAACACAACAACAATTACAAAAAATGGAAGCTGAGTCTGTTATTGATACATCTTCTACTGTTAAAGAAGCAAAGGAAAGCATCAAGCCAGATGTAGAAAAATTTGATAGAAAATTAGCAGAAGATGTTAGACAAGAAGTTGCAGACGTAAAACAAGACTTACAAACAGATTTTAATTTAGATATTAGTCAAAAAGGAATTGATGTTGGTATTGAAGTATTAGATGAATTACAAATACCAAGAGACCCAAATATAAAAATATCAGATCAATTATTTGATGCTTTGCAATTAGTAAATAAAAACGAAACATACAGAAAGGCTTTTACTGATGTATTAAAAAGAAACAATATAAATGAAATTCAATTTGCACAACTTTGGAGATTGGGTGCTTCTGATGCTGGTCGAAGGTTGGCTCAATTAAGTGTGGCAAAAAAAGCAATGAAAGATATTGGTCAACAAATATCTGAAACTGCACCGCAAGAAGGGATGGCAAGCTCACTCATTAAATCTTTTGGCGATACAGCATACAAACTAGATAACGTAAGACGAGGGCTTTTAGTAAGCCAAGTAGCCACTTCTATGAGAAACTTTACAGCGCAAGTAGGTAGAGTGGGTGTGCATACTTTAACTAAAGGTATGGATAATATTCTAAACAGAACATTTAATCCTATGCGTAGGTTATTTGGAAAAGAAGAAGTTCCAGTAGATCAAACAGAAACTTTTGGTTTATTGTTAAATTTAACAAGCAATAAAAAGAAAGCCAAAGAAGCAACAGAATTTGCTACTAAATATTTTGTTAATGAAAAAGATAGATTGTTTAATAACTATGCTTCTGAGGTTGCATCTGCTGCTGATACTCAAACATTAAAAGGTGCGCAAAAAGTAGTTGATGGTTTAAACGTAATAAATAGGATGCAAGAATTTTATTACAGAAGGGGAATGTTTGCTGCTTCTTTAGATAAAACTTTAAAGAAAAAAGGGATATCTTTAGATGATGTTGTAAAAAATAATGACACCAAAGCAATTACTAAAGCTGATGTAGAAAAAGCAGTTGATGATGCTTTAGAGTTTACTTATGCAAAAACACCAGATAATAAGTTTGGTAAACTTTTTGTAGATATATCTAACTCTATACCTTTTTTAACTACAGGTTTAATCCCATTTGCTAGGTTTATGACCAATGCAATGAAGTTTCAATACCAGCATAGTCCATTAGGGCCTTTATCTTTACTCTCAGGAAAAGAAAGAGCCAAAGTTGCTGCTGGAGATATGGGCGTATTTAGTAGGGCTATGATAGGAACATCATTATTAATGGGAACTATTGAGGCAAAACGCAGAGGATTTGGTTCTGAAAAATGGTATGAAATGCAAACCAAAGATGGAAAAACAATAGATATGCGACCTTACTTTCCTTTAACACCATATTTATTGGTTGCTGATTTAATAGTAAGGGCAGAAGATGGCAGAATACCACCAAACGCGAAAGATGTTATACAGGGTTTAACTGGAGCGCAGTTTAGGGCTGGTGCTGGTTTAGCTTTAGTTGATAATTTTATAAATGAAATATCTGGTGTAAGCAATGAGGCAAGAATTTCAAAGGCTATGGCTAGATTTACTTCTGAGGTTTTGGGTGGTTTTTTAACTCCATTAAGAATGTTTGGAGATTTTATAGAACAAGATCAGCCATTTAGAACTGCGCTACCAGAAACACAAACATACGGAGATATTCCGTCTGCCGTAGTAGAACAGTTAAAAACCAGTGTACCTAGTATTAGAGAAACTTTGCCAGAAGCAGAATCTCCAACAAGAGCAGCAACACCTGGCAGACCAGAAACAGTAAAGCTACCTTTTACTGACATAGAGCTACCTGGCCCATTAACAAGACAATTAACTGGTGTTACTGTTAGAGAACAAAAAAATCTTGCTGAAAAAGAATTAGACAGATTAGGATTTAAAAGAATAGACATATTGCCTTACACTGGAGATAGAACAGCAGATCAGATAATGGCTAAATACATGGGGCCATTGGTTGAGAATTTAATATCAAGATTAGTAGTAGCACCAAAATATCAAAAATTAAATAATCCGGCTAAAGAGTTAGTAATGCGTGAAGCTCTCAAAGAAATCAGAAAAGAAATAAAACCATTTGCACAAGCAGAAGACCCGCAAAGATTTGCGCAAATACAATACAACAGATTAAGTAGAGCCGTAAGAAAGATAGTTGAAAGAGCAAAATAACCCTATATGAACAGAGCAACACAAAGGCTCGGCAAGTCAGGTGAATATTTTACCGCTTCCGTTTTGTCTTTGATTAGCGACTATGTGATTGTAAACACCGATGGTGCGCAAGCAGATGTATTATTTGAACATAAAAAAGATTTTTTAAAGGTACAAGTTAAAACCAAATCAAAAAGAAACAACAAAAAACCTGGTTGGAAGTTCGATATAAGGCGCGGTTCTCATTCTAAAGAAAGATTTTTTAGAAAAGGTTATGTAGATTTATTTGCGTTGTATTGCGCTAAGTATAAAAAAATATTGTTTTTTCCATTTCATAAAACTATCAATGAAAAAGGACACTCAAAGACTTGTATTTATGTTACAGACGATAACATGAAAAATGCTGACAGCATGAAAAGTTTAAAATCCGCTTTAAATTCAATAAAAGAATATAATAAGTTAAAATCTAATTAAGCGGTAAATACCATGAATGAAGCAATAGAGTTTATTAATCAAGTAGGATTCCCAATAGCAAGTGCATTGGGTTTAGGTATATTTATATGGAAATTAATAAACCGAATTATTGATGGTATGGAACAAAAGATAGATGTCGTTGATGAAAAAGTAGATGCCAGTCTAAACGCAATGGAAGAAAGACTAAGCACCAAACTGGATGCTCAACATGGCATTATAGTGGCACTCATAGATCGCGTTAGAGCCTTAGATAATCAGACCATACGACAAGATGTATTATTAAAGACATTACTTGGCGCACCAAACTTAATAGAAATTGATAAAATAGCAAAGGCCGAACGTGAAGATCAGCGTAAAGATTAGTTTATTGGTATTATTTGCAAGTAATTTAGTTGCAGATGAAATATCATTCAGATTTAAAAGCCCTAGCTTTTCTGGTGTTAACAGTTCTTCACATTACTTAACAATCGAGAATCAAGAGAACACAAGAAGGCAGAGCATTAAAGATGAAATACAAGCATACCAAGACGAACTCGCAAGAGAAGCGGATAACACAACACTGGCAAGATTTATACGCAACTTGGAATCTCGTATCTATGCACAGTTAAGCCGTCAAATGGTAGAACAACTGTTTGGCGAAACACCACAAAAATCAGGCAAGCTGGAGCTTGAAGGTAATACGATTGAATATGTTGTTGAAGAAGATACAATTACACTTACAATTACTGACGAAAACGAACATAAGACTGAAATTTCTGTTCCTATCGGTGATTTTACTTTCTAGTTGTGCGCCAAGATATAGCTCTCTATTAGAAGAAGGCGGTCTGCCTTATATAGTAATAGAAAAAGCATCAATACTAGAGCTACAAAACGAAGAACTTCTAAATCTAAAGCCAGCAAAAAGAAAACCAGTAATAGCTGTATATCCAAATAGCTTTAAAGATATGACAGGAGCGCGCAAATCGAATGGATCCTTCGCCTTATTCTCAACCGCTATTACTCAAGCACCAGAAGCACTTTTAATTAGAGCATTAAAACACGCATCGAATGGTGAGTTCTTTCAAGTAGCAGAACGAGTTGGATTAGACAGTTTGACCAAAGAAAGGCAATTAATACGCTCAACAAGAGAAACTTTTGACGAGGAGAGTGCTGTCAAACCTCTTTTGTTGGCGGGACTGTTGATTCAAGGAGCCGTGCTATCCATAGATTCTAATATTAGGAGTGGCGGGATGGGTGCGCGTTATTTGGGGATAGGAAGCTCTAAAGAGTATCGGGAAGATTTAATTACTATTTCATTACGCTTGGTTTCTGTTTCCACAGGGGAAGTTTTAATTGAAGTATTGATAAATAAAAGTATTATCTCAGTAGGGCTGTCGCAAGACTTGTTTCGTTTTATATCTAATGGAACTGAGTTAGTCGAAATAGAAGGTGGCGCAGCAGAGAATGAAAGTACATCAATCGCATTGCAACAATCAATCGAACAAGGAGTATTACAAATAATTAAGATAGGAATTAGCAAGGGGTATTGGGAATATGAAGAAATTAATTAGTTTATTTTTATTGTTATCGTGTAGCGCAATAGCTGACGATAACGAAATCTATGTAGATCAAGTTGGTGCTACAGCGAACATTGACTTAGAGCAGTTAGGCTCTGGAAATATAATTGGCGGATTACAGTCAGCACACGGCTCTATGACTGCATTTGATCTTGATGGTACTACAATGACATTAGATGTAAACCAGATAGGTAATAATAACAAGATGCTAGGTGACATCAATGCAGATTCATTCACAGGGCTGTTTAGTTTTGATGGTGATACCAACTTATATACTATTCAAGTTGATGCTGGCAACTCAAACTCGGCAGATAACGCGAATGTAAATGTTGATGTAGATGGATCAACTAATACATTTACACTTGATCTAGCGACTAACTCTTTAGCAAGTGGTGCAGACATTGACACGATAGTGCAAGGTGCAAGCAACACAGTAAACATTGACCTTGATGTTGATAGCGCAACCAACTATATTGATTTAGATGGAGATAGTAATACTGTAAATTATGATGGAGATGGATATGCGGGTGCTTATTTCAAGTTGGAACACGATGGTAACTCAAGGTCGTTTGATGTTGACCAACAATCTACGCAAGACAACGATTGGCTACGCGTTACTTCTTCTGGCAATAATGGCAGCGTGTGTATTAACCAGGACGATCAAGGCACAAGCGTTGGATGTTGACATTGGCAACATCACAGAATTAAAAGGCAATACCAGAGTCGTTAGAGATAAGCCGTATGAAAGTATTATTGATTTCTCTCTTAATTCTTATGATCGCTTGGAAACAGCTAATGGTCGTATGGGCGTTACTTTTCGAGATGACACAACGATACGGCTCACAGAACACAGTCAGGTTGTGGTGGATGAATTTGTTTTTGATCCTGACCCAAATAAATCTAGTATGGCAATCAATTTTGTAAAAGGCACTGGCAGATTTATTTCAAGCAAAACAAAACGCATACCTAAAGACAACATCACTGTTAGAACGAACTCGGCTACAGTTGGTATTCGTGGCACGGATTTCACAATCACTGTAAAAGAAACAGGAGAGGCCCTGATTATCTTGTTGCCTGATGCAAGCGGGGAAGCGAGTGGGGAGATAGTGGTTTACACGGCATTAGGAGAAACTGTTCTTACTAAACCCTATGAATCCACTACTGTATATAACTTTGAAACAGCACCGACAAGAGGCGTAGTTTTAAATCTTGATCTATCCATGATTGACAATATGTTAATTGTAAACCCACCAGAAAATGAAGAATCAGAAACAGAAGAAAACAATACCAAAGCAGACAATATATTGGATGTTGATTTATTGGAATTTGATGAACTCGATACCGATGAATTACAAGAAGATGATCTTGAATACACTGAATTAGATATAGATTACCTTGCTGCTAATTTTCTTGAGGATTTACTGGATGTAATACAAGAGATTGATGAACTCTCAAAAGCAAACAAAGCATTATCATCCGATGGTATTAGAGGTACAGATATTGGATACGATAGTGATACCCAGATAAATACATTTATTACGGATAGTGAAGTTAAGTTTATTAGACAAGTAGAAGATAACTTACAAATGCAAGTATCGAAGGATGGATCATACAGCATAAGAATAGAACAAGAAGGTAAGGTCAATCAAGTTATCACAAATGGTGGTGGCAGTTCTATAATCAATATCAAACAGGGAAGTTAATAAATACATAACCTGGTTTACACTTTGGGTTTTAAGTCAGGGGGCTTGCGCCCCCATCCTTTTAATATTACTCCTTAGATAATTTAGATAGTTCATCTTGAATGGCCAATAAATTGTCGTGGCATTCTGACCATGATGTTGAAAAGAATCCATCATCAACATGAGGCAAAGATTTATAAAAATCAGAATCACCGCATATCCATTGACCTTTAGATACTGGCTCACCGAAACCATTTGAAACATTATCAATCTCGATCCATAAACCTAGCTTTTTAGCTAAACGTTTTGCTTTGCCGTAATAACGTCTATCTAGTTTTGCTTCATCGAGCCAATACTGTTTCGGTAATTTTCCAGATGATCCTAATACATTACCTAATAAACCTTCTAATGAAGTTGACATAATATTCTCCCTTTGCCCTTTCGGGCGATAGTGTTAAACCAAGTTGTTAAAGAACGGCAGTTAATAAGTAACTGCGTATATATATTATAACATAATAGTGAGTACCTCACAGAAGCCTTCAATTATAAGGGTTTTAAAAAAACGCATTTTTAAAAAAAAGATAAATTATCGGGCTGAAAGCCTTATGTTATGGTTGATCTAAAAAAGTTTGCGCAAATCTTTTTGTTTGGATTCAATAACTTATGAGGGTCATTTTATTGGGTTTCCATCAGAATCGCAGTTGTGTACTAATTCAAGTTCGAGATCAATATAGTGCTTGGCTTTCAATAAATCTTGCACTTTATTTTCTTTATCTCTGGTAACGTATTTTACTACATTACCCATACAAAAAGAGAGATTGTTTGCCACAATGTATTCAATAGGTTGAATTTGTTTTTTATAATGATCTCCACCCATTTGTTTTTCCGTTGCTAGTTTTTTTCTCATAAACACTTCCATTTAAGATTTGAATGTGTATATAATACAGCAATCGTGTAGAAATGGGAAAAATAATGAAAGAGAGAAAAGGGTATTCCAATTTTATGTCAACCACAGAGCTTGCTGCTCGGTGGCACAAATCCCCAAGAACTTTAGAGAACTGGCGCGTACAAAGTATTGGCCCAGCTTATACCAAGATTGGCGGTACTGTCTTATACGAAAGAGATGTTATCGAAGATTACGAAAAACAATCAAAAAGTAAGTAGCAATGAACGCTAGAAATAAAGGGAGAAGGGGTGAGAGAGAAGTGATTGACGTTATTAAAGAAATGACTGAGGTTGAGTTACAGGTCAATTATTCTCAGACCTATGGCGGTGGGCATGATTTATTGGGTGGTGAGCCGTATGCGATTGAAGTAAAACGTAGGAAAAGTATTACGCAAGGCGATGTGCGTCAGTGGTGGGTGCAAACGTGCGAGCAAGCGGAGAAGGTAAATTTAATACCTTGCTTGTGGTACAGAGCAGATAGGCAACAATGGCAAGTGGTTTTACCACACACTAGCAAACTTTTTCCAGATGATGATTTCAACTGCACAGCAACAATAAACCCTGAGTTGTGGGCTAAGATTTACAAGGAACATAAAGATGGCTCACAGTAGATTCTCACCATCAGCAGCAAAGCGTTGGATGGCTTGTCCTGGTTCGATTCAATTATCTGAGTCAATACCTTTTGTTATGGATACCACAATACCCGCAGCTACAGGTACATTGGTTCACCACATGGTAGAGATGTTGTTGAAAGACAGACTAGAGAATGTCACATTGAGTGACTACTGGTTAGATCGTGAAGAAGAAATAGATGGATTCAATATCAAAGTAAATAAGTCAATGATTGATTGCGCGGAAGTCTATGTTGATTATGTTAAGAATAGACAAGAAGAATTAGAAGGCACTTTATTAATAGAAGAAAAGCTATATATAAATGAAATATCTTCTGAGTGTTGGGGAACAGGCGATGCCACCATACTTGGAAAGAAGGCAAACCGAATAGCAGTAATTGATTTAAAATCAGGTAAATTCCCAGTAGATGTTGAAGATAACCCACAATTAATGATCTATGGTTTGGGTGCATTAGCAAGATACGGAAATGATAGAACTACAATGGAATTGACAATCGTACAACCAACCTCATATCACAAAGATGGCAAGATTCGCGCATGGGATATAACTGCGGATAACCTAGTGGAATGGGGTTTCAATATTCTAAAGCCAGCTATTGAGGCTTGCTTAGAACCAGAGCCAGTATTCAATGCTGGGAGAGATCAATGTCGCTTCTGTCGAGCAAAGGAAATTTGCGAGGCATACAAACAATACGAGGTATCAATATGAGCGAAGAAATAAAAACTTTTTCTTTTGAGGATGGAGTCGAGCATAAAATTGACGATCTATCTGATGAAGGTAAATTAACTTTAAACAAATTAACTTCTGTTAATAACGCAATTCGTGATGTGAAAGGTAACGCTGAGTTTGAATTAGAAAAACTTTCTATCCTGAGTGCGCATTACAGCAGTCAATTGCAATCTATTGTCAATCAAACAGAGGAGAAGAAAGACAATGAGCCTAAAAGCAATAAGAAGTAAAACGCAGTTAAAGCCACCTAAGTTGGTGCTATATGGGGGTGCGGGTATTGGTAAGACATCATTCGCTGCCAGTATGAATAAACCCATATTTTTATTGACAGAGGATGGCATGGGTAAAATCCAATGTGACCACTTCCCAGTATCGAAAGATTATGATTCATTCATTGAGAATCTAAATTCATTACTGGAAGAAGATCACGAATACGCAACATTGTGTGTGGATTCTTTGGATTGGTTAGAGCCTTTAGTGTGGGAGAAGGTATGTAACATACATGGCAAAAAATCAATCGAGGAATTTGGATATGGTCGTGGTTATGTAGAGGCGTTGAAACAATGGCGCGAATACATAGATGTTCTTAATCGTTTAAGAGATGAAAAGAAAATGACGATTATTCAAATTGCACACAGTCAGATCAAGCGTTTCGAGTCACCTGAGATTGAAGCATACGATAGGTATGAATTGAAACTTCATAGGAAAGCAAGTGACTTGATACTTGAGCATAGTGATTGTTGTTTCTTTGCCAACTACAAATTTGGCAGTGTTAAGATTAAAGGTAAAGGTGGACAAACTACATCCAAAGCAATACAGGGTGAAAGAATGTTATACACCGAAGCCAAACCAGCATTCCTTGCAAAAAACAGATACGGCTTGCCAGAAGAAATGCCTTTCGATTGGCAAGAAATTAGATCAGCAATTATCGGGAAATAAAGGAGAATAATATGACCGATTTGAGTAAGTACGGGCATGATTTTGATGCCGAAGTAGAAGCAAAACCAAAGATAGAAGAAGGCCGACACAACATGATTTTCGTTGGTGACGAAATAGTAGTTGGTAATAATGGATGGGAAGCAGTCAAACTATCTTTCGAGATAGAAGGCACTACCATGAATGTAGGTTACACTTGCACTATGGCGCATGATACCAGTGATAAAGCGGTTAGTATTGGTATTGAGTCACTTAGGAAAATAGGAAATGC